GAGCGGTGCCTCGGCCTGCCCTCCGCCCGCTATGTAGCGGTCTGCCGGGAAGGGTACGACGCCTTTGGCTTCGGCCAGCGGTACTTGACCGACGCCATCCAGCGGAGCATGGAGGGGATGAAATGAAAGACAACATTTTTCGCATCTCGGTCTGCCCCAGGTGCGGGCAGACCTACACCGCGCCCCCGGCTACGGCCAGGGACGGCTCCGGCCCCATCTGCCCGGACTGCGGCACCAGAGAGGCTCTGGAGAGCATTGGGGTAGACACCGCCGAGCAGGACAAGATCATCGACACCATCCACCGCTGCCAGAGGGGGTGTGGGCATGAACACTAAGATGATGTTGAACGAGATCGACAAGTTCCGCGAAACTCTGCATCGATTGGAGGAGCAGCTCGACCTTATCATTCAAATTGCCCAGGTCGGAGAAGCCCTGCCCCAATGGGAAAATGCACTGCCCCTTTCTACTGACCTTCGCCGGTTTAAGGGGACCAAGCCTGCGGCAGTCATTTTCCCTGATGGGCGGCGGGTGGAGGTGACCAAATGGAGAGCCGCTGTCACGCTCATCCTCCAGGAGTGCGCAAACACACCTCCCTACGGCGAACGGCTTATGGGCATCCGCGGAAAGGTCATGGGGCGGCAACGCACGATCCTGGCTGGCAGTCCCGAAGGCATGAATGTTCCCCTTGAAATCAGACCGGAGCTTTTCATGGAGGGGAAGTTCGACACGGAGGCCCTGCTCTACACCCTGACCAAACGGCTCCTTGCCCCGGTGGGCTACAGCTACAGCGGCATTTCCGTTCAGCTTCGCCAAACAGGAGGGAGGTGAGTGGGATGCTGGAGCAACGGATCACCGAGTGGATGCACAAGGTGCTGGCGGCACAGGAGGTCCCTGGCGCCACGGACACCTACCAGATGATGGTGGACATTGACCGCATCATCGCCGAGGCGTTCGGCCATGCCCCGGTCTTGGCAGAGAATCAGTGACTATCGTCCTCGCAGGAACGGAGCCGAAAGGCTCTGTTCCTCGTTGACCCGCTTCATAATCTACACAGTTTCAGCCGAGTTTATTTGTGCAGATTGTGTCCCGAATTATCTTGCTATTTCCTTCGATCAGAGCGAATATGTGAGTGCCGCAAGGCAAAATCATCAATCGGAGGTTTTGACAATGGAAATGGAATACGAGTTCTACGCTGAACAAAAGTACACCCCCGCTGGGGTGGTGGAGGCGCGGGTGTTGACCGCCGCAGAAGCCGCCGCCCTGCACTACGAAGATGGCTTGGTGTTCCGGACCGCAGACGGAAAGGTGTATGTGGACGGCTTTGACACCGAGGCTGGCGCTCGGTTGCACTTGGCTGACTTGCACAATTGCAAAGTGCTGAACTGAAAGGGGGCCACCACTATGAAAACGAGATTTCAGCGGGAACTGAGCGGCGAGTTGGGTGCCTACTGGCAGCGGCAGGCCGAGGCGGAGCTGGCAAAGGTCAAGGCCGACCTGGACAGTGGCGAGATCACCATTGACGAGGCCGGGGTCGCTCGGAACTGCATCGGGCGGGCCTTGATGGATGACCTTTTGGAGAAACTGCTCCTGGTCACCGACAAGGCCGACAGCGCCGCGACACGGGCCGCACGAGAGGCCGAGGTGCAGGCCGATCTGGAATCCTACCGGGCCAACAGGAAGGCCCCCAGCGCCGAGGAACTGGCCGAGATGCGGGCCGCATTCGGCGAGGGAACCAAGGTGGTGGACGTTATCACCGGCGAGGAAATCCAGCTTTGACCCACAGCCCCAAGGGGGGACGGCCCGGAAGGGCCTGTTCCTCGTTATACGGCGGCATAATATACACAGTTTCAGCCTCAGATGTTTGTGTAGATTATGCTCGGAATTGACTTGCTATTATCTCCGTTTAGAGCGAATATGGGTACACCGAAAGGGAAAACCACACTTTAAAAACGGAGGGCAACACCATGAAGATGAACAGCAAGACCGCAGCGAAGGCCGACACCTACCGACTCCCCACCGCCACCACCCCGGAGAACCTCGAAACGTGGCTGATGCACAACTGCGGCACGATCCTCACCTTCGGCGACCGCATCCTGGTCGCGGGGTACTACTACAACCCCAATGGGCGCAGCTATTACGGGGCCACCTACCGCTTCACCACCGCCGACCACACCTGCGAGGGCCGGGTGGAGTTGGTCAGCATCTCCGAGGACACCTTCAAGGACAACGGCCACGCCATTGCCTGGGCGATGGCTCACTGAGGGAGGTGCGGAAATGAGCTGGTACAAGGTCTGGATGGTCGTTCCTGGAACGGACGGCGATGCTGAAAACGGCCCCTGCGAACCACGGTGGTGGAACGACATGGTGCAGGCGGAGGATGAGCCTACGGCGATGGCCACCGCCAACGCCAAAGCGAGAGTCGATTGGGAAACCTCCGATGGCGAGTATCCCAGCGGCAGAGAGCTTGGGGAGGAATGTCCGGTCTGTACGGGCGCACAGGCGGTCACGGACGAGGAACACACCGCCTGGGTAAAACAGATGGAGGATTTCGAGCCGCTACCCTTTGAGTGAGAAAAACCGAATACACCGAAGCACCAGCCCTCCGGGGCTGCTGCTCGTTACTGGCTTGCCGCAGGGCAGGTCATTTTTTATGCCATTTTGGAGGTGACCCACCATGCGAAAGTTGAAAAAATATAAGCCCACGCCGTTCAAGGCCAAAGACTCCGTGTATGACAAAGCGGCGGCGGACTATGCGGTAGGGTTCATCGAGTGTCTCTGCCACACCAAGGGGACATGGGCCGGAAAGCCCTTCGAGCTGATAGATTGGCAGGAGCAGATCGTCCGGGATGTGTTCGGCACCCTCAAGCCAAACGGCTATCGGCAGTTCAACACCGCTTACATTGAAATCCCGAAGAAGATGGGCAAGAGCGAACTCGCTGCCGCTGTCGCCCTCCTGCTCTGCTGTGGGGATGGCGAGGAGCGGGCCGAGGTCTACGGCTGCGCCGCTGACCGCCAACAGGCGTCCATCGTGTTCGAGGTCGCCGCGGATATGGTGAAGATGTGTCCGGCCCTCTCCAAGCGGGTGAAGATCCTGGCCTCCCAGAAACGCATCATCTACCAGCCGACCAACTCCTTCTACCAGGTGCTTTCGGCGGAGGCATACAGCAAGCATGGTTTCAACATCCACGGGGTTGTCTTTGACGAGCTGCACACCCAGCCCAACAGAAAGCTGTTCGATGTCATGACCAAAGGTTCCGGCGATGCCCGGATGCAGCCGCTCTATTTCCTCATCACTACCGCTGGCACCGACACCCGCTCTATATGCTATGAGACACACCAGAAAGCCAAGGATATCCTGGAGGGTCGAAAAATCGATCCCACCTTCTATCCTGTCATTTACGGTGCGGACGAGGGGGACGATTGGACGGACCCCAAGGTGTGGAAGAAAGCCAATCCCTCCCTGGGCATCACGGTGGGCATCGACAAGGTGCGGGCGGCGTGTGACTCCGCCAAGCAGAATCCCGCCGAGGAGAACTCCTTTCGACAGCTCCGCCTCAACCAGTGGGTGAAACAGGCGGTGCGCTGGATGCCGATGGAACGCTGGGACAAATGCGCCTTTGCCGCCAATGAGGACAGCTTGGAGGGCCGGGTCTGCTACGGCGGGCTGGATTTGTCCTCCACTACCGACATCACAGCCTTTGTGCTGGTGTTCCCGCCCGTGGGCGAGGACGATAAATACAGCATCCTCCCGTACTTCTGGATTCCAGAGGACAACCTCGACCTCCGGGTACGGCGGGATCATGTCCCCTACGATGTGTGGGAGAAACAAGGGTTCCTCCAGACCACCGAGGGCAACGTGGTCCATTACGGCTATATTGAGAAGTTCATCGAGCGGCTGGGAGAACGGTTCAACATCCGGGAGATCGCCTTCGACCGCTGGGGCGCTGTCCAGATGGTGCAGAACCTGGAAGGTATGGGGTTCACGGTAGTTCCTTTCGGGCAGGGCTTCAAGGATATGTCCCCGCCCACCAAGGAACTGATGAAGCTGGTGCTGGAGGAGCGGGTGGCCCACGGCGGTCACCCTGTGCTGCGGTGGATGATGGACAATATCTACATCCGCACCGATCCGGCTGGGAACATCAAGCCGGACAAAGAAAAATCCACCGAAAAAATAGATGGTGCCGTTGCTACGGTGATGGCCCTGGACAGGGCTATCCGCTGCGGCAACGAGGCTGAATAAGCAACCGTGTAAATGGCAATAATAACCAAAACGAAAGAGGAGGTAATGTCATGAAGACACGGAAACAGGGACTGACGGAACGAGAGCAGGAGTTGGTAGAACTGT